TGGATGCTTACGGAAATGTATATAAGATCATCCGTAAGCTGAATGTTCAGGGAGGTATTGCGATACCTGTTCTTTCTCTTAAGCCGGAGGCTACATGGGTTGGAGAGGGAAAGTCTGATTCACAGGAAGTCAAGGCTGATGAGAAGGTTACATTCTCTTATTTTGGTGTGGAGTGTAAGATTGCTCAGACACTCCTTGCCAACGTGGTTACCCTTGAGGCATTCCAGGCACTGTTTGTACCTCTTGCTACAGAGGCTATTGTTAAGGCAGTAGAGATAGCGGTATTTAAGGGCAACGGAACATCACAGCCTCTTGGTATCCTTACAGATGCTAGGATTCCGAAGGCAAATATTATAACAATGACACCGTCAGAGTTCGCATCCTGGGAGGGATGGCATAAGAAGGTCAAGGCAAAAATGAAGAAAGCGTATAGGAGTGGTACGTTCTTCATGAATCAGTCGACTTTCGACGGACATATAGACGGCATGGTTGATAAGAACGGACAGCCTATCGGAAGGACTAACTACGGCATCAATGGCGAGGAATCATACCGCTTCCTGGGAAAGAATGTTGAGACTGTCGAGGATGATCTCATATCATCGTGGGATGATGCTGCTAAGGGTGATGCTGTTGCAATATTTTTCAAGGGCACAGACTATGCAATCAACACAAACATGCAGATGACCACAGTCAAGTGGGTTGATCATGACACCAACGAGGTGAAGAACAAGTGCATCATGATTGTTGATGGAAAACTCATTGATCCAAATGGTGTACTTATCATAAAGAAAGGCGAGGAGCCGACATCATCAACACAGAAAACAGAAACAACACAGCCGGAAGAAAATAAGGCTGAGTAAGGAGTAGCAATGACCAGAGAAGACCAGCTTACCGCTTGTAAAGAATCAATGAATATCACAGGTTCATACCAGGACGCCCGCATAGGCAGACTCCTTGATGAAGTCAAGCAGATGCTGGTTGATGCTGGTGTATCGGAGGAACTTGTTGAATCGGATGAGGCTATAGGAACAATATGCTGCGCTGTCGACGATCTCTTTAACTACAGAAAACTGAGTGAGTACACGCATATGCGTATAGTGAATCTTGGCTGTAGAAAGACATGCAGAAAGGCGGAGACATGAAAGCATATACACCAAATCTGCCGTATGCCGTGCCGGCAGAGCTTATGACGCCATCTTATGAAAAGGTCAAAGGAACTAACAAGAAAATATTCACAAAAGTTGATGATATCTATATCAGCTTTAAGACTTTTGGCGGCACAGAGACACAGGACAATGGGGTTATTGCTGTAGAGGATACGGCCACGGTGGAAACCTGGTATAGGCCAGACATTACATCTGCATCAAGGATAAGGGTGTATGGCAAGGATTATGAAGTCCTTGGCACACCTGAAAATATCAACATGGCGAATACTTACCTAAAGGTCAAGGTTAAGGCTGTGAAAGGCGGTGCGTGATGGCAAAAAGCAGAAACCGGATAGGGCTTGAGTTTGAAGGATTTGAGGACATAGTGGCCCAGCTTGACAGCCTTGAAGGCGATGTTAAGAAGGCCACGGAGGAAAGTCTCAAGGTTGCTAATCAGATTGTAGCTGAAAGGCTTACACCTATCATGGAAAAACATAAGCAGACCGGTAGAACCCTTGGCTCGATTCGTGATAATTATCCAATCGAATGGGAGGGTTTAACAGCTTCAACCAAGGTTGGATTTGATTTTGCGGAAGGCGGGCTTACGTCAATATTCCTGATGTATGGTACACCGACGATGCGTCCGGTGCAGGGCTTGAAAAATGCTGTGTATGGCAGAAAAACAAAGAATATGATAGCTGAGGAACAGAAAAAGATCTTTTCAGAAGCTATACATAAGAGAATGGGAGGCTGATATGGAAGATATATTGATAAGCATTCTCGAAAGCGTAGGGTATGAGGCATACAGACAGGGGAGCTTCACTGATGGTGATAAATACCCGGAACATTTCTTTACATTCTGGAATAACTCATCAGAAGAGGCTGGTTATTATGACAACACGGCAACGATGGAAGTACAGGATTTTGATGTCAATTTTTATTCAGTTGATCCTGAAAAAACATACTCAGTCCTGCGTGCAGCAAAAAAGAAGCTCAAGGAAAAAAGTTTTATAATTTATGACTCCGGGCATGATGTGGGCAGTGACAGGCCGACACACACAGGAAGAGGTATCGGAGTCTTATACATGGAGGATTAAGCAATGAACGATAAGGTAATAGAATTCCGTGGCGTTGACATGCTCTGCATAGCGGAGGTTAAGTGTGACGACAACAGCACAGAGGCGGAACATGGATATGTAACAGGCGACTGGGAGTCGCTTGCTCCGGTGGCAGAAGTCAGCAAGACGGTGGAGACGAGCTCCGAGTCAAAGTATTATGACAATCAGCCTATGCTTGTCATCAGCTCTGAGGGGCCTGATACGATCACTTTGACTACATCAGTTCCTGAGCTTGATATGTATGCAAAGATTACAGGTAAGTCCTTTGACAAGGAATCAGGGATGCTTGTAGAAGGTGATAGAGATACCACATATTATGCGCTTGGCTACAGGACGAAGGGTACGGATGGTAAGTACAGGTATGTAGTACGACATAAGGGTACATTTGCGATCCCTGACGAGACTTCCCAGACAGAGGACAATGGCACAACGTCAAATAATCAGTCACTTACATTTACCGCAATTAGGACGAAACATAGGTTTGACCATGGAAAGCTTGAGGATGGCAAGTGGAAGAAGTGCTCTGTCAAGGGAATAGTTATCGATGACCGGTACAAGGATGTTGACGAGGATGAGTTCTTCAAGAAAGTACATACCCCGGACAGTTGGATTGAGGCTTCTCAGGCGACAGCAGATCAGACGGATTCACATCAGTAAGTCATATTAACAAACAGCGTGGAGGGGTACACTCTTCACGCTTATTGATACAAGGAGGACAAGATGGATATAACCATTAAAGTGTATGAGAAAGATAAAAAAACGGTAAAGAAGGAGTGTAAAGCAGATACTATTGATCTGGAGTTTGGCACTGTCAGGAGACTCATGGCTCTGCTTGATTACAAGAATCTCGATAATGCCACGCTGCTCTCAATAATATTTGAAGAATGGAATGATCTTGTATCGATCCTTTCTGAAGCATTTCCAGGCATGAAAAATGACGACTGGGATCATGTCAAGATGAAGGAGCTCCTTGCAGTTATTAAGAATATAGCTGTAGTTGCTATAAAGGATATGCTCAGTATCCCGACAGACCCAAAAAACTAGATGAGGGGGAAGATATCCCCCTTGATGAGACACTTTTTTTGATCATAAATAATTTGTGCGTATTATATCCAGGGCTTAATCCGCTGACGCTCACTAAAACATCATATCACGATGTACTTGTGATGTATGCAGACGTGAGGCGGATGCAGATCCGGGAGGCACAGACAAAGGACAAGCCGAGACGACGCAGAGCGAGTGATGATGCAGGCTGGTGGTAATGCAATGATTGGCGAAGACAGACGAAGCGACAACTAAATTTAAAGTAGACATCAGTGATCTGACTAAAAATATCACGGCAGCAAAGAAGCAGATGGCTCTGGCATCTGCAGAATTCAAGAACTCTACAGCGGGACTGGACAACTGGTCTAAAAGTGCTGATGGGGTGAGCAGTAAGCTGACCCAGCTCGGCAAGAATCTGCAGTCACAGAGAAGTATATTAACGGACTATCGTAAGCAGTATGAGCTCACTAAAAATCAGTACGGAGAGAACTCGAAGGCTGCAGTCGATCTTAAGATCAAGATCGAGAATCAGGAAGCAGCGATTAAGACTACTGAAAAAAGTATTGATAAGTACAATAATGTGCTTGCCGAGCTTACGCAGGAGCAGAACAAGACTGTATCTGCAACAGATCATCTCTCAGATACAATCAACGCTCAGGAGAAGATCCTTACTGATATCAAGAAAGAATATGCATCTGTAGTATTGACACAGGGTAAGAATTCGGAAGCGGCAAAGAATCTTGCAAAGCAGATAGATGATCTGTCAACAGATCTGTCAGACAACAAGAAAGCATTAAAAGATGCTAATGATGCGGCAGACGTACTCGACAACAGTTATGATGATCTTGAAGATGGTGCCAGAGATGCAGGAGTAGCGGCAGAGGAATCCAGCGAAGGATTCACTGTGATGAAAGGCGTGTTGGCAAATCTTGTTGCTGAAGGAATTCGCAAGGCGCTTGACGGACTTAAGGATCTTGCTGCAGATGCACTTGAGACCGGAAGAACTTTTGAATCTTCTATGAGCGAAGTCCAGGCTATATCCGGGGCAACAGGTGAAGACCTGAAACTCCTGTCGGACACAGCAAAAGAATTTGGAGCATCTACGGTATTTAGCGCAAGCGAGTCAGCGGACGCATTAAAGTACATGGCTCTCGCCGGCTGGGATGCACACCAGAGTACAGATGCACTGGGAGGTGTACTTAACCTTGCGGCGGCATCAGGCATGGATCTGGCCAAGGCATCTGACATGGTGACGGACTACCTGTCTGCATTTGGTATGCAGGCAAAAGACAGTGCGTATTTTGCCGACCTGCTTGCTTATTCGCAGAGTAATTCAAATACATCAGCCGAACAGCTTGGCGAAGCCTATAAGAATTGTGCTGCAAATCTCAATGCTGCCGGACAGGACATTGAGACAACTACAAGCCTTCTTGCAATGATGGCAAATCAGGGACTTAAGGGCTCCGAAGGTGGAACAGCTCTTACAGCAGTCATGCGAGATATGACTGCTAAAATGAAAGATGGAGCAATTGCCATCGGTGATACAAATGTCCAGGTCATGGACGCTGAGGGAAACTACAGAGATCTTACTGATATTCTGAAGGACGTCGAGAAAGCCACGGATGGCATGGGTGATGCTCAGAAGGCCACAGCTCTTGCGTCAACGTTTACCTCAGATTCAATTAAGGGTCTGAACCTTATCCTTAATGCAGGGGTAAGCAATGCAGAAGACTTCGAGAAGCAACTGAGAAAATGCAACGGCTCCGCTGAGGGCATGGCAAACGTCATGAATGACAACCTTGAAGGCGACCTGAAGGCCCTGAACAGTGCTTATGAAGATCTTGGTATTACTATATATGAATCTGCTACAGGCTCAATGCGAGAGTTTGTGCAGGAAGTTACTAATGATCTCATGCCAGCAATCAAGAATGCTATTACTGGTGTGGAAGGTGCGGATGAAGCGCTTGGAGAATCAGTCAGTAATTTGCTCCTCATGGCACTCGATGAAGTTACATCAATGTTGCCAAGAGCTGCCAATCTCGGTATATCCATTGCAGGCAGTCTTATACAAGGAATACTTGATTCCTTGCCTGATATAGCAGATGCGGCAATAGATATGGCATCCGAGATATTATCCGAACTGTCAAAACAGCTTCCGAAAATAGCAACCAAGGCAGCAGATGTGTTGCCTCAGATCATTACTGCTATTTTGGCCAAGCTGCCTGACCTCATAGCTGCAGGCATAACGCTTGTGCAAGGGCTAGTGTCAGCTCTTCCTCAGATCATAGATTCACTGGTCGCTGCTACTCCTCAGATTATCCAGGCGCTGATAGACGGGCTTTTATCTGGATATCAGGCTTTGACCGATGGGGCTATATCCCTCTTAATGGCGATAGTTTCGGCGGTGCCTCAGATCATAGATTCGCTGGTCGCTGCGCTGCCTCAGATCATAGATTCAGTGATATCTGGACTTCTTGGTGCTATACCACAGCTCCTTGAGGCTTGCATATCGTTCTGGATGGCCATCATAGATGCGCTGCCTCAGATCACAGTTGCCATCATAGATGCACTGCCTCAGATCATAACGACCATCATAGAGGTGCTGATCGAGAACATACCTTTGCTCTTAGACTGTGCGGTCGAACTGTTCATGACACTTGTCCAGGCCATTCCACAGATCATATTAGAGCTTAGAAAGTCTGTCCCTCAGATAATAGCATCTATCATGATGTCCCTTGCTAAATTAGGACCAAAACTGGCCACATTTGGCGGGGAGATACTTGCAAAAGTAATAGCTTGGTTTGGCGATATGGTTGCTAAGGCTGCTGAGTATGGACTGAAATTCGTCAATGGACTTGCTGAAAAAATAGAAAGCATCCCAGGCAAACTCAAGGACATATTCGATAAGGGAATACAAAAGGTTGTTGAGTTTGGCGGCAACCTCAAGGAGAAGGCCAAGGACGCCGGAAGAAAATTTGTTGATACTATAAAGGATGCGATAAAGGGGCTGCCTGACGATATCAAGGACATTGGAGGGCATTTCATCGAAGGCTTTTGGGATGGAATAACAGACAAATTTGGCTGGCTGACAGATAAGCTCGAAGGATTTGCCGATGGCGTCATGGACAAACTCAAGAACTTCTTTGGCATACATTCACCATCGAGAAGAGCCAGAGACGAAATTGGAAAATTCCTTGATCTTGGTGTGGCGGATGGTGTGGATCTGTACAAGCATAAAGTGTATGAATCTTTGAGGCGAATAGTAGACGAGGCAAAGAGTGTCACAGATGAAGGCTTTAACCTTGACGATGTAAAGAAACATATGCCGAGACCAAAGTCAGGAGGTGGAGGAGAAGGCGGATCAACCACGAATAATACCACTACATACAACTTTGTGCAGAACAATACCTCACCAAAACCACTGAACCGCCTTGAAATATACAGACAGACAAAGAATCTTATCGATCCAAGGAAGCCGGAGGTGTCATAGATGTATCAGATTGCTATACAGAATGCGACAGGTGACAGGTTAGAGCTGACGGAGAATAAGGACTATATAGTTACCGCGTCGGGATTGTCTCCGGAAAATGCAAACATTGTCACTGCAACAGTGGCAAATATGCCCGGTGCAAAGTACATAAGCTCGAAAAAGCAAAAGAGAAATATAGTCCTTATGATATATCCACAGCGTGATATAGAGACAAGCAGAATTAATCTGTATAAGTACATATCTACAGGTGCATGGATAAGGGTGTTTTTTAAAAATGGTACAAGAAATGTATATATAGATGGATATGTGGAATCGTTTGAAACAGATCTATTTGCCCGGACACAGGTAGCGCAGGTTAGTATCCTGTGTCCGGCTCCAGCGTTCATTGATGCGCAGGAGATGACAGTTGTCAATTCTGTTTCCACACCCAAATTTTCGTTCCCATTCTATACACTGATCGCAACAAATCTCGTGCCAGGAGGAGCGGGGCTTGATGACATCAGATGTGAACTTATAAATATGACAGATACGACATTGATACTTAATTCAGACAAACTCGAAGAGAGTACATTAGGGTAAGTTGCACCGGTGCAACTGAAAATGGAGGTATGACTATGTACAAGAAGCAGAACTTTCGGCCTGGGGAAGTGCTATCGGCTGCACAGATGGACCACATAGAAGAAGGACTTGTTGAGATAGAAAAAAATGTTATTGAGACACTTGAAGATGTAAAAAAACATGTCAGTGATGTCAAAGAAAGGCTTGCGGACGTCATCACTGAGAAGGGAGTGCCGACCGCAAGCAATGAATCTTTTGATGATATGATTGCTAATGCGAAAAAAATTAGTACAGGAGCGTATGGGATGATTGTTAATACATCTTTATATACAAAACCATATGGATATGTAACAAGCATATACGGAATACTGCCAGTAGAAACGGAGGTTAGTTGATGGGATATAATATACAAAGAATAAGACTGGGGAAAAAAGAGGCGGATTCAACGTTTTACAATGCGGACGTAAATGACGCAAAAATGCAGGAGATTGCGGCAGCCCTTGGCATGAAACTTAATATCGTAGAGTCTAACACTACGTGGATATTATACATGGGAGATGATGAGCACAACACAACAGGTTTTAAGTTTAGTCTTTCTGGAACTAATCTGATTATGACAACTGTGATTCAGGGGGCTACCCCGTCCACGTCAGGATATTTTTTTTCATATAACTTGGTTTTGGCTAGATCGACTAACAGTGGTGCGGCCAATGCATTTTTGCATTTTGTAATCTGCAAGGAAGGAGTGGTATTTGGAATTGGAAGTTTCAGCGAGGGGGCTAATATTACCGATCTATTGCATATCGTACTGCCTGCAAAAGACTTAAAAACAAACGAAAATAGAATAGCCTATATATCATTCACTTCCGCAAGATATATCATTTATTCTGATATAGATGAAACTTCTCATTATGCTCAGACTTGGAGTCAGTCTAGTAGTATACATGACGTGGTAAGTCTTGCTCAATATGTATTTCCTGCAGGGTATCTCGCTATTCCGTCAGCATATTATATGTTAGCTGGGCCAGATGTTGCATCAGGTGTTTCTGGTGAAAGTTTTATTATAAATGACCAAGAGTATTTCATTCCAGGCAATGCAAGTCCAATTTGGAGAATAGCAATAGAGCTGCCAAAATCGGAACAGTAATAAACAAGAATTGAGAGGAAAAATGAATAAAAAATACACCTGCATGAAGGAAAATCCACTTGGTGAGATTGATACAATGTGCGAAATATCACTCTCTTCAGATGCTGTATTAAGAATATATGATGTAATAAAGGTAAAAGGATCATATGTAATGTGTGGCTGGGTCTGGTCAGATACGGATAAATTTACGTCTGTAACGGCGGGTCAGTTTATAAAAAAGATAGAGCTCCGGAAAGGCTGGAACAAAGTGAAACTTGCTTTTGATGCAAGTAATAGGTGTTCGGTTAATATTGGCCTCACGAGCGGCACATACAGGATATATCATCTTGTAGTAAACGCTGGAGACATAGTGTGCGATTATGATAATGCATCTTTGACAAAGTATATTGTATTTGGATTATATGATCAAAATATGGAGGCATCTATATATAACGAGTCAGATGACGAGATAGGCTTTATATGCAGAATGCAGTTCGATGCTACTGTAGTCGACCCTAAAATATATATGATAGAGACAGGTGAATATATCGAAATTAAAGGAAGCTATAACAAAGGCGAGGTCATTGAGATAGATTCACACACGGGGCGTAAGTCGATCAAAGGAATATATCATAATAAAACACGAAATCTTATCAATAAGATGACGGCGTCATCAAGCTGGTTAAGCCTGCGCCCTGGAATAAATCATGTTGGTCAGACTGCAAATGAGGGGCGTGAACATATTTGTACTAATATAATCTATACGAACGAATATGAAGGAGTATAAATGGACATATACGTATTAAATCAGGACAACGAGAGGCTTGATATAATAGACACGTACCAGAGTGCAATATGGCACTTGAAATATTATGATGCGGGTGAGTTTGAGCTCTATATAGCTGCGGATGATTATATGATACAACTACTCAGAAAAGGAAATAGACTTGTGAGGGATGTAGATATATCTGCAGATGGATCTTTGCATCATGTAATGCTCGTCCAGAAAGTTAACCTCTCTACAGATGATGAGGATGGTGATTATCTTATCGTTACCGGCTATGATCTGAAGTCTATAATCGGCCAAAGAATCATATGGAATCAGACTGTGCTCTCTGGAACAGTTGAAAACGGTATTAAGAAGCTGCTGAATGAGAATGTAATTTCTCCGTCGGACTCTGATCGAAAGATATCCAACTTCAAGCTTGATTTTAAAGATGTATGTAATGATGTGTTGCAGCAACAGCTCACTGGTGACAATTTGCTTACCGCAGTCACGACGATTTTAACCGAATATAACACGGGCTGGGATATATACATAGATTCACAGGGGTATTACACAATGACCTTATACAAAGGCAAGGATAGATCTATAGAGCAGGACGATATCCCACATGTCGTGTTCAGCGCTAAGAACGAAAATATCATTGATGATACGTATTCGATTGATTATACAAAGTATACAAATGTTGTGCTTGTAGCGGGAGAGGGAGAAGGTACAGCCCGCCGACGTGCTGTGTCAGGAAAGGCTGAAGGGCTGGACCGGTACGAAACGTATAAGGATGTAAGGGATGTGTCATCAAACAACGGAGACGTATCGGATTCAGAGTATCAGAATATGCTGCAAGCTGCCGGCGCAAAACTGATTGCAGAATCAGGATTTGTAGAGAAATATGAAGGAAGCATAGAGACCGGCAGCATATATGAATATGGCAGTGATTATGGGTTAGGAGACGTAGTTACTGTAATAAACAAGTATGGAATATTAGCAAATCCAAGAATAACAGAGGTGATAGAAAGTGTAAGCGATGACGGAGTAACTATAGTACCTACATTGAGCACGTGGATAGGAGATTAGGACAGGATGATAAAATACGGATTTTTTGATGCGGTGATAGCAGACAACGGACAGCCAGACAGGATATATTCAAGTGACGATGTTAACAGCTTCTTTGATGGGGTATTATCCGAAGGTGTATTTGAAAGATATGGCAACGCTTTCAGAGCAACACAAAATACAGATGCAAATATGCAGATTATCATTGAGTCAGGCAAAGCCATTGTGGCTGGACACTGGATCAAGTCTGATGCATTTGAATACTTGAACATATCTGCAGCGCACCCGGTTAAGGATAGATATACAAGAGTGGTTATCAGATATGATCGCACAGCAAGATCAATAGAACTTGTTACAATCGATGGCGAACCGGATGAGTCGCCAGAGCCACCTGAAGCAACGCAGACAACAGACATATATGATCTTGTAATTGCGGATGTATTGGTTAAGGCTGGCACAGACGGCATCACAGATGACGATATTATCGATAGACGATCGTATGTGACATTTATTCCTGCGGCGGCGAAAGTGAACTATAGGCGATACAAGTATAATCATACATCCGAGGTGACAGAGATACCTGTACCGGATCACTATGGATACACATTTGACACTAATTTGCAGATATACATTAACGGTGTACTTGCAGATGTAGATGATTACACTATCGAACTTACAGAAGACACTGATAGCGGATATAAGATAGTGTTTAACAACACCCTGAATGCCGATACGAGAATAGAGGTCGTGATGATATCGTAGGGGCAAAAAAGGGGCAAAATTTTGAAAAGGTTTGATACAGTCCTGGATAAAAGACACTTGAGAAAGTGTGTATTTAAGCCATTTTGATACACTTTGATATAGCGAAGGAAAAATATAACTTTATACCAGCGGTGTAATGACAAATAATTATATTTGTGGTAGAGTACAGTTTAGGTGGTCAAATAAAAGAAGAAAATCAGGACACACCAATAAAAAATGACTTAGGAAAAGGAACCCGGAAGGGTAGTCAGGAAAGGAAAGAATCATGTTAAGTATAGTTTTCGCTAAATACATAACCCGAGAGTTTAATAGTGATGTGGCAGGGAATACTTTACATACAGATGATAAGCTGCGTGAACATATGTACTCATATGGTACAGGGCGAGAGCGTACGGAACATGATCATACAAATATGCTGACCTGAATGATCTGAGCAAATACATAACAGATCAGATAGGTTTCGATAGACTGAGATCAGCCAGATCTATCAGCATTTATAGATTGGAATCATGATGTACGAAAAAGCGTCCATCCATGTGAGTATTATAGAAGTATTCATGTGGATGGGCGTTTTTTGCGTGTTTTTTAACTCGTCTTTGTGAAGAAGAAATCTGTCACAATTGTAGCAATGCAGATGAGATGAGAATTTTGGGAGGGAAGTATTATGTGTAATGTACCAACAATTGACATGACAGGAACAGGCAGAAATATTGTGAAGCTTAGACAGAATGCAGGTTTTTCTGTAAAGGATCTGCAGGATATATTTGGATTTGCCACTCCAAATGCGATATACAAGTGGCAGAAGGGTATGGCTATGCCAACCGTAGATAACCTGATCATTCTGGCCGCCATCTTTGGTGTAACAGTGGATGATATCATTGCAGTAAATATCTGCTCGACAGTTGGAATCAGTGCGTAGCATAAAAATTTACATATTCATGTATATAAAGGCGGACAGCGGTAACTACGTTGCCCGCCTCTTTTATATCCTGTATGGGGTCAGGCACCTCCGTCCCCAGGGGGGAGAAAATTGGGGGTTGACTTGGAGTGAGCTCCAAGTGATATATTCAATGTAACATATAGGTATTGTGTGAGTGCATATAGCTATAAATAGAAAGGTTTTCTTGAAATTAGGAAAGAGGTGGCAAT